CTTTTTCACTTTGTCAGTATCGGTTTCTATCTTGACAACTTCGATGTACTCCGCAAATCTGTCTGCAATTTTCTTTTCCACATCGTAGATCTCACCTTGTTTGAACTCGCCATCCTCATAAATTATCGTCCTTTTGAATCTAACCTTCATTGCTCACTCCTTTCAAGCTCCTCCAGATTGCTTCTTTAACACTGCGAAGGCATTGCCAAATACTGGCATTGCGTTGTATTTCTCTACAGCCCTGATTGCAAAAACATCATTTACAATCAGGTTCATTGTGCCAACTGTCCCAGATGTGAAGGTCTCAAGTCTTATGGCATTGTCATAGGCACATATGACGGCATCAAAGCTACCGTAAAGGGCATAATGGTCAGCAGGGAACAGAGAATCAGGGACCACAATAAACTTCTTACCAAGCAATGTGCTCATGCCACCTTGAAAGTCAACCAGTGGCCTGTTCTGAGTATCCTTGAGCTTGTTAATTTGTGTAAATGCACTTTGTCCAAGTATCCACATTGCGTTCTTTTGAAATACAGGCGAGACAGCTCCAAGCATTGATACCAGGCTATCGTAGGCCAAAGATGTTAAGGCTGTAACTGTTGCAAGTGTCTGGTTAGAGTCAGAAGCGATGTTTGAAATACCTATCTGGTCTTCTACTTTTGCAATAGCCAGTCCCATAGTTCTGACAAGGTAATTGGATATATCCCAGGTCTCAACAAGCTCTGGGGTTAGAACAATCAGGCCGGCAATTTTTGAAAGTGAAAAGTCCTTGAGGGTTATAGGGTTAGCCCCTTCTGTAATTGCTTCTGCCTCTGAAACCTGGTAAGCAGTAATTTCTCCCATTACTGGCACTTTTGCGCTTCTGGTGGCTGGAATTCTCATCGCATTAGCTCTGACAATTCCATAATCGAACACGGCCTGCATTACATCTGCATAGAGTTCTGCTGGCAGGCTCAAAGATCCAAGAGTAATAGCTTTCTGGATGGTGTCCCTCCACAGAATGGTCTTATCTATTTCTCTTTTCGCCTCTGGCTCTGCTTTTGCTCTCTCCTTCAATACATTTAGCCTCTCATCAAATACCTTGCCAATGAGTTCTACAAGTTGCTCCTGTGTGAGTTCAATTTCTTTCTCGTTCATTTTTGTTCCTCCTTCTTTATTTTAATTTTAAATGCTTTTGATTTTTCCTCCACTTCCCTGATGTCTCCGACACCTTTATCGGTGTCTGACATCTCTGGGGTGGCTTTTAACGTTGGTATAACATCAAGTAAAAAAGTTTTGACCTTGTTTATTTCATTCAATCCATTCAATAACGGCTCAAAATAGAGCTTCTCCATAAGGTAAGCTTCAGCCTCTCCTGGTGTCCATTGTTTCAATTCAGGTGGTTCTGTTCCATGGTCTTTATAATGCTTAGCAAGATGCTTATATACTGCTTCAATGTCCTTTTCTGGGATTTCCACGCCTCCACTTGCTCCAAGTAATGAAGCCATAGCAGATACAACACCTCTCCAACAGGTTCGCAATTCACCATTAACTATGTAATGATGGGGCAATTTGTATGCCCCAAGGGTTTCTGGGTTCTCATCATCATACCAGGCAAAGCCTTGCTTATATTTTGACCAATCGATGGTATCAGGGTCTCCGCTACCATCACTGGATGCCCACTTCCTCAATTGTTCTCTGGCTTTTGTTCCGTCCCAAGCTACATCATCCAGAAATGGAATAGAATGGGTTGCTACTGCTCCCTGTATGCCGTAGATTGATTTTGCCACTTTCTCTCCCAGGGTAGAATTTTTCTCTGAAACACTCTCTATAAAAGCTTCTGGATTGGCAGGGATAGTTACCACAGCAATCTCAAGTAGCTTTGAAGTCTTCCAGTACCTTACACCATCAGGGGAATCCTCATGCGTTACAGGTGCAAACATAATCGAAAGTGTTCTAAGGTAGCCATCTTTTATTAGCTCCCATACTGTCTTACTTTGTTCAGTCCTAAGGTGTAATTGAAACTTGCCTATTAGCTTTTTTACTCCATCATCAGCGGTGGCTTTAAGCCACAATGTTCTACCTATAGGGAACTCGTTATACTGGTGTTGAAAAGTTAAAACAGGGTTTTTCAAGTATTCAGAAATGTCAATTCCATCAATAACAACAACCTCATTGTCTCTATCTACCACCTCTGCGCTGGCAACACCTATAAAAGAATGCTCACTGTCATTAATGCTTTTAGCCTCAATGCTTGACGCTATCACTTTTATGATTTTATCCATTTTATTCTCCTCCTTCTGCAGGTACTATAATACACCTGCAGTTAATCACTTCTCCAGGGTCCGCTTCAGGGTCCCCTGGATACAAAAGCTCTGCTCCTGTTACTGGGGAATAAAATTTCTCATTTATCCTTCTAACTTGTCCATGCAAGGCTCTATGCGATGGTCTAACTAATTCATCAAGAGCAGTAAACCACTCCTTAGATTCTACATCATTTGCCATCATAGTATCCAGTGAAGCCATATTTGAAACTCCTATTAATTCTGTCCTTGCAATCCTTACTGCTCTGTACTCCTCATAAAAATCAAAAATGCCATTTATACGTTGTGCTAACTCATCCACACTTTCCCCTTCCATGATACTCTCCTGTATAGCTTCACGCAATTCTCTTACCGTAGCCTCGTTAACTAACTCTATTTTGATTGTCCTGTTCATTACTGCATTTATTAGGGCTGGCGAAACTTGTGGCGGTGTAAGGTCGTATACCATTGCAAAGGCATTTGTTCTCTCCTGGTAAAGTTCAGATAGCAGTTCTCTTATTTGCTCCTCCCTCTCTTCGCTTACACCGTTCAAAATTGAAATTATAAACTGGTCAATTTGCTTATTCAATCCGTAAAAGTTTTTGATTCCGAGGAATTTTGAAAGAATCTCTTCTCTTTGCATTTTGAAAATCGTTTTCCACTCTCTAACGAGTTGCGGTTCAGTTTTAGACATACTTTTTACAGTGGAATACCAGTTTTTCTCGTGGATGTCATTTATTGTTTTCTTCTGGTTGTGTTCTATTATGCTTCCTTTTGTCTTCTGGTTAGCTTGTCCGCTAAATGACAATGGAATAAAAGACGCTGGCATATAAGGGTGGCCTCCCCATGGCAGGAGTATAGGGTGGTCTCCCCATGGCATTGGTGCAAGTCCTTCTATTGCTCTTACTTCATTAATGGTCATTACTCCGTTTCTAAGGTATACTTCTATTTTTTTGAGCTCAAGATCCTCATCATACTGGTATGGGATTTTAAGCTCAAGCCATCCATCAAGATTTAAAACTTCTTTTACCAGCTCAATATTCAAAAACTGCTCTATAAACTTTACTCTTGGTGAAATGGTATTCCTGATAAAGGTTTGTTCTGATGCCAGGGCGTTAGCCCTGTTTACATCCTGGTATACTCCTACTATCGAAGGCGGAACTCCAAACTCCTGAAGTATTGTATCCCTTATTGCTTTATTAATCTCAATAATCTGAAGCTCTTGAGGTGTCCGTTCTAATGGAATTGAATTTGCCTTTGGCAATATGGGAATCGAACTCTGCAACCTGGATAAAGTCAAAACCTCTTTTATCTTGCTGGCATAGGTGTAGTCCTCAACAGTGATTGCTTGCCTTGGTACTGACCTGCTCAAAATCTCTCTCATTATCCGCTTTACATCTATCTGTATATTTAAGTCCTCAAGGATGGCTTGCAATCTTCCATAGCCTTCAAAATTTAAAAATGGGTGTGGATACCTGAGAAAAATTATTTCTAAAGGGTTATATTCTATTGTCCCGCTGTTTGTCCTGTACCTGAACCCTATAATCTTAGAACCATCATCACTTTTTACTATGGTCATTGCGGTGGGGTCATTGAGAATGTAAAAATTTACTTCTCCATTATCGTCTCTTTTCCTTATAAAGCTTTTGCCAGTTACCTCAAGCTGGTAGGCAATCCTATAAAAGAAAATTGGAGCAGTCTCAAAGGGATTAGGTCGTTGCATAAATCTGTCGATACTGTCGTTTTGAATTTCTTTTCCGTTTTTATCTATATATGAATACTCCAGCGAGAAAAATTGTTTAGCAATAGTGTCAATTGCAATGTAAGCCCAGTATAGGAGTGCTTTATCAATGCTGGTTAAAACTGATGTAGTGTTAAAGTCTGTAGGATTGCCTACTCCTTGCAACATGGTATAGGAGTATTGTTTGCTTTTTGATGCCTTTGTGAGTTTTTGAAAGATGTTAGGCATACTTTATTATACTCCGTTTTTTTTGGTCCTCAAAATTTTTATACGTCAATGTAAACAATTTCATTTATGTTGCCACTCCGATAGCATGTATAAACAGCATAACGCAAGGCATCCATAGCGTGGTCATTAAATTTCACTGGCTCGTCAAGTATTTCACCGTTCTTGTTTTCTTTCCATTTATACATTTGTATCTCTTTTATAGTGTTTGCACAATCTTTATACAAGTATATCATCTTTCTTTTCAAAAAATCAATTCCATCTTTCACGTCTTTCTTTGCAGGATATATATTGAACCCTGCTCTTGCAATTTCTTCAATTCTGGCTGGTTCTGCACTATCAGCATATATCTCGGCATTCTTGCTCTTCACAAAATATTTTAGTTTTTCTATCAATTCTTCGTTTGTCAAGTGTGTTTTATATAGCTCCTTTGTCACATATATATTATCATCCTTCAGCCCAATTTCTAAAATCACCGATGGATTATTGTATCCAAAATCAATTCCGTATATGATTTCATCAAAGTTTCCTGGCATCTTTGAAACAACTTGATAATTACTGTATATCTTGTTCTTTAATATTGCATACCTTCCCAGGGTGTATATCTGATAATACGCTTCATCTTGGTCCTTCAACAATTCTAACATCTTTGCATACTCAATGTCAAGAAATGGGTTGTCTACATACGTTGTCTGCAAAATTGCAATGTCGTCACTTTCTTGCTCGAAAAATTGTTTCTGTGTCCAACCTGCAACAGGATTGAACGTCAAAAACATCTGATTAACTGAATTTGTTGCTCTTCTCAACCTTAACTTCAATTGCAAATAGTCCTCGTAGTCGAACTCTGTCGCTTCTTCCATCCAAATGTAGTTGAACTCCGAAGACTTGATTTTTTCTGCATCATCAAGTCCTCGAAAATAAATTTCATTCCGCCTCGGCAATTGCAGCACTTGTTCTGTTTTATTTTCAGTATACGGAATCTCGAATTCGTCTAACAGTTCGTGAACTAATTTCCAAGTTGTAACTCGCAAAGACGGATTGTATTTCCTTGTCACAAGAAGTCTTTTGTTTCTGCTATTCAACAACTTTTCGATAATCAAAAACTGAGCGACAGTATATGATTTCCCGCTTCCTGCTCCACCATAAACTACAATTTCTTTCTGTTTTCTACATTCTTTAAGAAACGAATATATTTTTCGAATAACCTTAACCTTCGCTTCCATCTTTTCCTCTCTCATCGACATATTCTACAACTATTTTAAATCCATCTTTATCAGCCGACAAATCCACCTTATCTTTTCTTCCCCAATCCTCAAAGTATTTTCGTTCCAACCACCAAGCCGCCGCTTGCCAGTTTCCATCCTGCGCTGCTCTTTGTATCAAAGCAACGTTACGAGCGATAGCATCTTTTTCAGCTTTTTTGATAGTGTCGTAAAATTCTTTTTTCAAGCCACTTTTAGCCGTTTCACCTTCGCTTAACCATCTATACCATGTGGATTTATCAATCCCGAGGATAGGATACACATCTTTATCATAATTTCCAGCTGCAACCAACTTATACGCTTCTTTTATCAATTCTTTTGTCAGTTTTCTTTTTCTAGCCATTTTCTCGCCTCTTTTTGTATCTATCAGAAATTATTTTCGGCACGCAATGCCCCCAATCAATAACGTGATGTAACCGAGGATAT